TCATGTGGCTGAGTGTAAAGGTGGCGGTAGCACGGATGCTGTGGATGAAGCATACAACGCTCGGATGGCCACGATCTATGAAGCCCAAGAGAAGATGGCCGAGGAATATTACGATTATTGGAAAGATATATACAAACCCTATGAAACCGCACAGGTTGCGGCAAATACCTCTCTTATTCCGTCTGAGACAGCGCTGGCTTTGGCGGAAGCAAATTCAAATCTCTCTTTACTCCCGTATCAGACTGAAGCATCCAAAACTTCCGCAGAGCTTACAACCGGCCAGAGCCAAGCCGCACTTGAGTTACTTCCCGAACAGACAGCCCTGGCAAGCAAGCAGATTGCAGATACCAGTACAGCCATTGACGAGTTTGCGCCTGTAAGGTCGGCGTACACCTCAGAGGCACTTGAGGGTGTCAATGTACAGGACAAGATGAATCAGGCCGCTTCTGACGCATGGTCGTCCTGGAACGCCACAAACAGCGCGACAAATAGAGGGCTTCAGGCCATGGGACTTGATCCTTCCTCTGGTGCGTATGCCAAGGCTAAAAGTAATGATGCTCTTAATCTTGCAAAGAATATTGGCACTGCGAAGACGGCTGCAAGAACGGATGCAGAAAATGAGAACTATACCAGATTGAAAGATGCAGCAACAATGGGTCTGTCATACACCAGTTAGGAGGACGTGATTTATGATTGGAGGACTTTATACTATTGAGAATCCCATTGGGAAGGCCATGGGTGGAATGCAGCAGGCAGCCAGTACAGCAGCATCTATGGATAAAGAAAAGCCGACTGTAAAACCGGCCAAGAAAACAGTCGGGGGTACATTGCAAAATACTGCTGGCGGGGCTCTCATGGGGTACACTATGTCGCCCATGATTGAGGGGTTGTTTGGTTCTGACGCCATCCAGCTACCTGACGAGTCTGAAGGATTGGAACTCATGGAAGAAGGGCCACTCGGTGAAATACCTGGGTTTACAAAGCCAGCATCGGATGCGGTACAGGTTGGTGTTGACAACGCTATGCTTGAAGGTTCTGGCCTTTCTGGTTTGTCCACAGCCGAGGCTGGAGGTGAAGCTGCAGGAACATACGCTGTTAAAGGTGGCGCAGATGCTACGTTTGCTATGAGCCCTGGGACATTAGGAACCATCGGTCCAGGTCTGGCCCCCGAAACACTTACGGCGGCGGGGCTTTCCGTAGAAGGCGGAGCTACTACTGCAGGTTTGGCAACCGAAGGGATGTCTGCAACTGGTGGAGCATTGGTTGCGGGCAATACAGGTGCATCCCTTGGAACGAGCATGGCTGCAGGTTCTATGGGCGGAGCGGCTGCGGGAGGTGCCGCGGGTGCGGGAACAGGAGCGGCGGCAGGAACAGCAGCAACTACTACCGCAGCCACAACGAGCACCACGACGGCAGCAGGGTCATCCCTTGGCTCTGCAACTGCAGCCGGTGCATCAACGGGCTCATCCGCTGGCTGGTGGGGCGCGGCTATAGGCGCGGTCATTGGCGCTTCGACATATCTTTTTTCATAAGGGGCACTCATGGGATATAGTAATGCAAATAATGATTGGGGGTTTAGTGATTGGGCGAACATGGCTAACACCGTCCAGGGCGCTCAAAAATTTGTTAATTCCCAGGAAGACCGCAAGCTGGCGTTGCAGGATCGCGCGGAGCAGAAAGCCAACGCACAGCAATACGATCAAGCACTAGGGGCGCTTGGGCAAGGTGTCACGGAGAAGCCATCGGGAATCTCTAACGATGTTTGGAATAAGGCCACACTCTCACACGACCAAGAAGAATCGTCCAATATTGCTCTTAGTGCTATGAAACAAGAAGTGGCTGACAATAATGCAGTAAAAGAGGCTTATGCAAAATATGCCACAGAATTTAAGGCAGCCAGCAGTGGTCCAAATGGCGTCCAGGGCGGAGTTAATTACCTGGGGACAATCGTTACAAAAAATTTGAACGAAGATAAGGCCGTTGCTCTGTTTCAGAAATCACTCAAGCAAAATCAGGAAGTTACGTCCTTTCTGAGAAAGAACGAAGAGGAGAAAGCGCAACGGTTGTACACACAGATCACAACCGGACTTGATACTGCCGCAAGCGAATATTTTAAGACAAAATCAGAAGCGTCTGCGTTAGCCGTTCAGCAGATAGTTAATCAAGCACCCTACCCGTATGACGTGAAATACGACCCGTCTAAGAAGGTGTTTAATATGGTGTACACCAAAGAAGACGGGACGCAGGTATTGGGCAAAGAAATATCCGTCCAGGATATGCTTACAACGGCAGACAACATATCTGCCAAGCAGTTCACCTTTCAGTATGTAGCTCAGTCGAAATACATAACAGAGGCAAACGCAAGTGCAATCGAGAACGCCGAAACATGGACGGACAAGAATGGGCAAACTGTCTATGTTGCAAGGCTTATAAACAAGAACAATATGTCTCAAGTGTCGTATGCCATCTATACCCCTGACGGCGGCAAGGTCATGGGAGGCACTGAGGCGATTGAGAAGCTGCGTCAGATGGGATTTACCAAGGGCAAGAGTGATGGAGAAGGTGGACTCACAAGAGAAAACATTGCGGCTAACATGAAAACTGCCGCAGGTTATATCAAAACGCTCGTAACAAAAACTGACGAGTCAACAGGATATTCAAAGGTAGATACAGACCTCGACGAATTATATACCCTTGCATCGAAACGCTATGTGTATGGTGGCCTTGATGGGACATCGGCTGCATTGAATGGAATACGGGATGCGAGGGCCGACCTTCAGACGGAAATTAAACTCGCTCCACAAAACATGCCGAATGCAGAAAAACAGACCTGGGCTCACGACCGTGTTCTTGCCAAATACCATAGTATGTATGGTGCAACACAACAAGCGTCCGGGAAAGAAAAGAAAGGCGGAGATAATGGGGGTAAAGGTGGAAGCCTGAAGGACGACATCATCCGCAAGGCAAAGGGCAGGAGTGGAGAAACTGACTATGGATATGGAACCCGTGCAGACGGAACGCAAAAAGGGAAGGGATATTTTGGCGAGTTGAAACGCCCTGACGGAAAAATCTCAACGGAGTTATCCATCGGTGTAAACTTCGATGGGAAGGAAGTTGAAATTCCCTCGCTTGTTCCCACGTTGACGCAGGAGGAAATCAAATACCTTCTTAATGGAGGAAAGCCTACTGAGGCAATAATCCAGAAGGCGGTTGACCACGCGAAGAAACGCATGGCTAATGGGAGGAGCCCGTTTGCACAAGACGGCGAACAGGTTTCTTTGCAGCAAGGTGCAGGACAATCAGGCATCGGTGCGCTTGTCAACCTCGGCAAATCGCTCTCAGACATTCGGAATGAAGAGCATCCCGTGCAAAATGCCATGTCTGAAAAGGTTCAGCAGAACGGCGTTGTTGTGGGGAATTTCCTCCTGAACATCCTTCAGAAAGCAGGTGGAAAGTTAAACCTCGCCGGGCGCATTGGTGCTGGCATCAACAGTTCGGCTCAAAGCCTGATCGAAGATTTCAGAAATTGGGCACACAACAGGTATAAAACCGACACGGCCACTCCACAAATGGTCCAGGAGTATGTGCAGGAAGCCAATGCAACACGGCAGGCACCAAGACAGACCAACGCAACACGACAGGCACCACAGCAACAGCAAGCGTCACAACCTTCCGCACTTAATCCGAACACCGTCGGAATCGCTAGTGGCGCAAACGTCTTGAATATAAAGATAAATGGAAGTATTGTCCCTGTGGATGTTATGAAGATGCCGCCGAATGTTGTAACGAACCAAGAGAAACAACTTATAGCATCGGGTACTCAACTTCCTCCCGCAACGATTGTTCCGATAATTCAACGGATCAAGGCGTACATTGCAAGTCGAGCATAAGAAAATGTGTAATGAACAAAACACTTTTGCACTAGCACAGCAAGAGGGGTGTAATGGATAATCAGCAACAAGCAGAATATTTTTCAAAAATATACGACGAATCGCCTGAGTTCCATGACTATGTAAGCAAGGAAGAATATATCAATGAGATGCTTACAAAACAGTCCTTGGGCGTTGACGAGCTACCAGATAGAAGTCTTGTAGGTGACGCCGCTCATGCTCTTTGGGTTGGTGTTACCGATCAAGCACCACTGACATTGTGGGGAGCAATGCGTGGCGGAGATGTTGAAACACCCGATCAGCGAAGCGCAATCAACGAGTTCTTGACGAACCGCATCAACGAGAACCAGGAGGCGATGGAGAACGACCTACCCTCTCTTGATGAGGCCCGTGGCAGTGTCGTAAGAAAAGGCGTGAGGGAAGGCTTAAATAGTGTACCCTCTAGTCTCGCTGTTGCCGGGGCTGGCGCAGGTGCAGGGTTCGCTGCTGGAACGGCTGCTAGTCTTACTGGACCAGGGGCGCTTGCAGCCGCTACCGCTGGCGCAGGTGCAACATCTTACGCGATTATGTACAACTCAGCCAAAGATCAATTCATGAACGAGTTGTACGACATCTGCGTAAACCAGGAAGGTGCCACCTCTGAAGAATGGGATGTTATTCAGGATTACGTGGAAGACATCGCACAGAGGTACGGCCACGAAGAAGCAGGGCCGGAAGCTATCTCGGCAATGGTTGAAACTGCCCTCGCAGGAATGCCTTTTGGTGCAAGCAAAATTGTGTCCAAGGCTCTCAAGGCCACAAAGGGCAAGCCGTCAATTATTGCAAAAGTTCTTGGCAAGACAGGTGAAGAAGCCGGTGAGACTGTAGCTAAAGAAGGGATCACTGGCGGCGTAGCAAACGCTCTAAGAAACAGCGGCAAGTTTATGGGAGGCGTTGCGCTCACCGAGCTACCAACAGAAACAGCTACCCAGAAATGGCAAAGTGACGAGTGGGCGAAGCTCAAGGGTGAAGAACCGACAAGCTGGATGGATGCCTTTAAAGAGGTTGCGCCTGCTACGATAGTTCAGTCTGCATTTATGGGTGGTGGTATTGCCACTGGTAGGCATATAGCTAGAAAGCTCTCTAAGGGGTCGTCTGTCAATCTTTTAGACGAAGCCAAACAAACACCCACGGAAGAACAGAAAACGCCTCTCGGGGCTTCTCAGGGCCAAATAAACGCACCTGTCGTCCCGCCTGAGACTATTGAGAGGCCGACAACGGAACCGTTCTCTCCCAGGGAACAGGTAGCAACCAGTAATCTTGGTGGCCCAGAGCCCGGTATAATGCCCATTCTCCCTACTGCATTACGGGAACAGCAGGAAATGCAGCGAAGAGCTCCGTTGCAGATAAACACACAGTCTGCACTGCCACAGGAAATTACCCAGGCACCCTCTTATCAAGGTGGCGTAACACAACAGGCACCGGTGAGCACGCCACAGGCACCACAGGCAAATCAGCCAACCCCTGTAGCTCCGCCTGTACAACAGCAGACACCCGTTGTTCAGCAAACACCAAAGCCAGTTGTTCAGCCTGTGCAGGCTCAACCCACTCAAGAACAGTCTGTGGCAACGACTCCGACAGCGCAACCACAGGAACAAGTTCAGGATAGTTCCGTTGCGCTTCTCAAGTCTTTATCCGACGATGACCTGGAAGACGTATATCAATACGCTGTTGCTACCGGGAACCGTCAGCTTGTCGCACTTGCCGGAACTGAAATTCAGAGCAGAACAGCACCGGTACAGGCACCTGTTGAAACAACACCTGCACCAGAACCGGCGGTACAGCCACCGGCAGAAAAACAACTCACAAACGTAAAGCCTGATGATGTAAAAACGCTTTCTGACGAAGACCTTATTTCGGTGTACAAAACAAACAGAGGGAAAGCGGGCCCGCTTTTTATTAAGGCCGCCCTTGAGATAAACAAACGTAAGATAGACCCAGACGCAACACCTGCACCAACCACTCAGGAAGTCCAAGAAGAAACCTCACAAGATACCTCGGTAGAACACTCAGATCAGGAATCACAAGAAGAACTTCCTCCCAATGAGCAGGACGTGGATGTAGCGCCTGTGCTCAACGAAGAGTATTCTGACGATCTGAAGCATGTGGCCAATCTGGTCCTGGGTGATTATGTCAAGCCGACGGACAAAGAGATCAGGCAGGCAGAGAAAGACCTCCGTGAGCTTGAAGTCGAGTATAGGAAAATACAAGGGAAAGAAGGCGCTGATATGACCCCGCAGGAGCGCCGGACGGTTGATCTGTACGAGGAATCAAAAGAGAACCTCGACGATATGAAATCGGATATTCCCCTGAATGCTGTTCGTCGTAAAGTCCTTGATGTATATGAGAATATCCAGGGCAATACTCTCCATGCCGGGGATGCGAAACAGCTTAGAGGTGTGCTTGATGAGATTACACGGCACCTGCAGGCCAGAGAAGCGGCGAAAATCGAGAGTACACCCGAAGCCGGGACCGTAAAAAACATGGAACCAGCCATCCATGAGGCCATGGATAAAGGGCTGACAATGGAGCAGATCGAGGCTGACCCAGAAGAGGCTGGAAGAAGATATGGTATCAACCTTGGCAAATCTCCAACGAGATCAAAGCACTATGTTGTTGAAGGCCGTACAGTTTCCGATAAGCAACTGCGAGACATTGTTGATAAGCATAAGAAGGCTTCTGAAGCCAAGTGGAAGAAGGAAGCAACAAGAGACAATGCCAAGGCAATAGCAAAACAGGCTGCCGACCAGGGACGGGATATTGTAGGCGAAGGCGCATGGGATGTGTATTCGATAGAGGATGACAATGGGGCGAAGAATACCCTTGCAGTGCACACCCCTACCCTTACGAAATATTTATTCACTGAAGACGATATGCAGGATGTCGCGCCTGCAACCAAGAAGGTTGAACCGGAAGCGCAGAATACCTCTGAAGGCGAAAGCAACGATATTGATGATATTTTCGACGAAGTTGTATCTGAGCGTACCCAGGAGAAACAACCGAGCAAAAAGGCTTCCCAGGACGAAGACGTTGATATTGACGACATCTTCGATGAAGTCGTTTCTGAGCGTACTTCGGAAAAGCCTGCAAGCAAGAAGACCGGCAAAGAAAAAGTACAGGCCATAAAAAAGAAGGCCAAGTCTAAAGCCAAGTCCGAAGCAAAGCCCAAGAAAGATATGACCAAGGCCGGAAGAGAAAAGGCCAAGTCAAAAGCTCAGTTGCAGAAGGAAGCCAGGGACGAGGCAAAGAAAGCCCTTGATGATGCAGTAAGTTCAATCATCGACCTCATGGCTAACAAGTTCAAATTTTCGAGCCAGAAGAAAGAAACAGCGAACGCAGACGGTATTGATCCCGCAAAATGGCCTAAAGTAAAAGGCTTCCTACTTAAAGCATGGGACGCTTACGGGCGGTCTGTGTCGGGTGTGAGCGAGCGAGAACGTATCAAAGGCTTCCTGAATTTTGTTGCTGATTCATTGCCACTTGAAAAATTTGTCGCACTGAAGCCGTATGTCAGGCGATTTCACCAGGAGGTTATAAAGAACAATGACAGAACAATACCAGAAGACAAGAAAACAAAGTCTGGCAACAGCAAGTCTAAAGGCAGACAGACCGTTTCTGGAACAAATGGAGGAACTGTTGTTAGCAAGCGACCAGCCGGATACGGACTCCGAGTGGTTGACCAAAAAAATATACCAAAACCCAGAGATTATGTCGGCTCTGGGAAGTACGAGATTGACGACAACCAACGACTCGCAGTCAACCTCATCATCGAAAGATTTACTAAAGAAAAAAACAAGAAAGGAGTAACCCCTGCAGGGTTCGGACTTTTCGATGGAACTGGTACGGGTAAAACCAGAACAATCCTCGTTGCAGCGAAGGAGATGGTAGACAGAACAGGCAAGCCATCGCTTATCATCACGAAGAACGTAAACATCGTTGAGACAAGTTTTAACCGTGATGCCGATGTATTGGGTATCAAGGTTGGCAAACTTGATTCTAACGCACCTATCCGTATCGGAACCTACGAAGACCTTATCGAGCGCAATGTCAAGGGTGAGACTCGCCCCGCCAATATCAAGCCTGATGTGTTCGGCACAATCCTTTGCGACGAAGCGCATGGCCTGAAGAACATGGACTCAAAGCGAACGATCGCCTTTGAGAAACTCAACCCTGATAATGTAGTGTTCGCAACAGCAACACCCATGGACAGGCCCGAGGCCGCCACGTATTTTATGGCGAAACTCTCTGGAGAAAATGTCGAAGATGTAAATAAACGCATGGGGTTTAAGGCCGGTTGGGTTCTCAACGAATACACGGGAGAATCTGAATATCGGGTTGATCCAATCGAGGGATATACTTGGGATCAGGTTTACTCAAACATCATCAAGATGCGTGCAAAGCTCAATAAAGAAGGGGCACTTATCCGGCGTGAGTTTCCGTTTTGGGGCGAACTTGAAGCGGACAACGCCGACATTCTCACGCCTCAAGACAAGATAGATCAGGCCACGATATACAATTACTGGCAGTCGAAAATCGACAACGCACCGCGCGGGAAGGAAGCGTTTCGGATAATCGGAAGGCTTCACGGGCAGAGGTTGTCCAATCTGTCTAAATGGCTTGAACTCAAGAAGGCGAAGTATATTGCCGAGAAGGTCAAACAGGACATCGCCAACGGAAGATCGGCTATTGTAATGTGCGATACGGTTGGTGACAAAGGCATCTTTGTCGAGGGGTTGGGCAAGGTCAACAAAGACGGCAAGCCAATGACTAAGACAACCGGGTTTGCAACAGAACTTGCGCGGCTCTTGGATGAGGCCGGTATCAAGTACGGAAAAATATACGGGGCCGGAAGCAAGGCGCAGGTCATTAAAGACTTCCAGGACAACAAGACGCAGTGCGTAATCTGCTCAACGAAGTCTGGCGGAACCGGCGTTGATCTTGACGACCAAATCGGGAATCACCCTCGCACAATGTATCTCTCCACTGTTGACTGGTCAGGTGATAATATCGACCAGACTGTGGGCCGGGTATCCAGGCGGAACACTCAAAGCCCGTCAAAGATTGTGTCTGTTTTTGCGAAGGATTCTTTCTCTGATGCACACCGGGAAAAAATTGCAGAAAAGAAACTGACTGCACTCCGGGCGATACAGTCAGGCGAAGACCCAGACCTTGGCTTGCTGAGAACATCGAATGGTACAAACGGCAAGATCGAGGAACCAGACGATCTCCCTGGCTTCAAGAAGGCAAATCCGTTTTCATCGGGACGTGTACCTTCGACCCCTGGCGTTCCAAGGAACTTCCATGGGTTTATCCGGGAACTCAAAGAAGCGTTTGGGTTGGGTGACACGCCCTATGTGATGATCTCTAAAGACGATCTTCTGGGCGGGAAGTTATCAGACGAAGAGTTGCTTCCCGATGCTGTCATTGAGAACTCTCTTGGTAGCACAAATATGTCTCACTCAAGAGGGCAGATATTAAGAGACTGCCGTTCTCAGTTTGCGGCAGGTGATGCTGCAGCAATCCATGGATATTTTGGTATAGGAAACAAATCACTCTCTGTGATTGTTGTTGATCCCAAGAATGATCCTGAAACGTACAACACTCTGGGGCACGAATTTGGGCATAGCCTGGAACAATACCTCTTCAGAAAAGCACCAGTTGCAACGATCAATGCCATCATGCGAGCCCATAAAGAATGGGCAAACGAGATGTCGATCAAGGTCAATGATGGCATAAGTGTTCGTGATTTTATGAATGATGTGCGCGGTCCCGTGGGTGCAACTATTATTGTCGAGCACGCCAGGGAGGATGGGTTTGCCGAGGAAAGTATCAAGGACGTTGCAAACAAAAATCAGCTCTCATACTTCCTGTCATTCCCTGAATGGTTTGCAGATAACACTGCAAAATGGTTGAACACCAACAAGAAGGCGTTGTCGCTTACCGACAAGTTCTTCAAGCGCGTGGCAAACGCCCTGAGAAAACTTGCAGAGATTGTCACTGGCAAGAAAAACCCGTCGAACCCAGACAAGGCCGTTGCTGATTTCTTGGATGAACACTTCAAAAACTTTGAGAACAAAAAACTTGTCGGCGAAATTCCAGAAGTACAAAAGATGATCGGCAAGATCGACAAAATGACAAACGCTTTTTCCACAGAAGCATTTAAGGCTTCATCCAAAGCTGCCGGGAAAGAACAGGCGTTTATGAAAAAGTGGTTCAACGGCAGTCAGCCAATCGACTCGCTGTTCTCGTGGCCGTTTAAAGCATTCGGACTTATGGACGAAAAGGGACGGTGGCGTGCAGGTCACAGAGGAAGTGATGTCCTGAAGCACCTTGTAACCAAGGCAGAAGTACCAGAGATTAACACACCAATACTGAAGAACCTCAAGCCGTTCGTTGAACTGGCAAGACAGGGGCTCATTGATAGGTATAAGCTAGACAAGAAGTATGTTCAGACCGCTCATGCTTCCCAGGCATTCGGAAGAAAGATCATGGGCAAGGGCATGGAGCTTGTTCAGAATATCGAAGATATGAACCTCATGCCGAAAGAACAGGAATTGCTCGTAAAAATACTGACCGGCGAAGAAGCAACGAAGGAGGAGTGGGAGAACGTATCAGAGCCAATCCGCCAAGCCATTGATGAACTTGGTAATCTGGCCGTGCAGTACGGGCTTATCACCAAGGAATCACAGGAACGGAACAAAGGGAAGTACCTGCACAGATCGTACATGAAGTACGAGACTGCAGATAAAGACTCCCTGCCGTCCTGGATGCAAGACCTGATGAAATCACGCCAGAGTAAACTTATCGGCAGTGAAACAAAAATGCGCGGTCACACGCTGGCCTTTGACTTCTCGCGTATAGCCAAGGCAGTTGGCGGAAAAACCATTGACCAAGCGGTAAAAGAAAAATCGAAAGTCGTTATCATCGCCAAGAAGGACAAAAACGGGAAGGTCCATAAGTACGATTTCATAGCACCGGGCGACAAGATGCCTGATGGTTGGAACCTTGCAGGACCGTCTGAGGCGCAGAGTACCTACGAGGTCCGGTTCAAGAAATCAAAAGACAAGGCTACACTGTGGCGTGACTGGACACCGGGAGAGCGCAAGGCGAACGGAGAAATCCTAGATGCTCGCTATCTCGTTACCAGGACGTTCATGCTGTGTGCTCACGACATTGCCACCGGGAAGTTCTACAAAGACCTCGTTGACTTGGGCGATAACTATGTCCGTGCTCAGAAAGACACCGACACCGAACCGTCAAAGTATTCCCTCTGGGCGGTTGCCAACGGAGATGTGGAATGGGTTAAGGTGCCCGATGCAAAGATAGGCAAATCAAGTGCAAAGAAATGGGGTGCACTCGCCGGTAAATCTGTCCGGGCTGAAATCTGGCGCGACCTCAATGAGCTGGATCGGTTACAGAGCCGTGGTTTCTGGCAGAAGTTTATGACATTCTGGAAACTCAATAAAACTGCACGGCATCCAGGTGTACACTTGAACCAGATCATGTCTAATATGCTGTTCATGGACTTGGCAGATGTTCGGTTTGAAGACTTGTACAACGCCATCTCCGTGTACCATGACGTGTTCGTAAAGAAGAACAAAGACAACAAGATATACAAAGACGCACGGGACCATGGAGCGTTTGGTGGTGGGTTTATTGAAAACGAAATTGTGGAATCAACGCTACGCCCGATCATGGATGAAATCCTTGGAAGCAACACGGTATCATCTTCCGAACAGGTGAGAGAATGGGCGCAAAAGAAATTCGGTAACGACCGGTTGGCGGCATCTCTTGGCTTGCTCACAAAGTTAAGTTGCAATGCCGGGAACGCAGTCAAGAAGTTCGACCGAAAGGCATTGCAGGTGTATGGGCTTGAAGATGAGGTATTCAGGCTTGCAACATACCTGAGAAAAATCGACCAAGGATATTCACCACTGGATGCGGGCCGGTACGCACAGGACCAGTTCTTGAACTATGACATCCGTGCACCGTGGATCAATACCTTGCGTCGGTCGGTACTCCCGTTTGCATCGTACTCCTACCGTGCCTGTCCTGTTATTGCCAAGTGTCTCATGGAACGCCCTTGGAAACTGGCTAAGTATTTTACCCTTGGGTACGCATTTCAGACAATGGCTTACGCAATGGCCGGTGCAGACCCAGACGAGGAAGAGAAGGGGCTCGCTGAAGATATTAGCGGGCGCACATGGCTTGGACTGCCGCGACTTATCCGTATGCCCTGGAACGATGATGGCCGAAGGGTTGACCTTGACGTGCGTCGGTTCATCCCCCTGGGCGATATGTTCGATCTCAACCAGGGAAATCCTGTACTCCCCGTACCGGCCCCGCTGATTGCCAGTGGCCCGCTCATGTTACTCGGTGAGTTTTTTCTGAATCGGTCTGCGTTTACCGGGCAGGATATTGTCAACAACATCACAGACACGAACGGAGAGAAAGCCAAGAAATGGCTGGATCATGTGTACAAGTTTGTGGTTCCATCGCCCATGGGCTGGTATGCTGGTAAGGTGTACGGTGCAATGACAGGCGAGAGGGATGCACTTGGAAGGGACTACTCTGTGCCGGGTGCTTTGGCGTCTAGCGTTGGTATCAAAATTAAGTCTAGGGATATTGACGAGGGGAAACGGTGGAAGGCTTACGATGTCAGGAAGGAACTCAGAGAGTTGAACAAGCAACTTAGGACTGTGAACAGAGACTTTGTTAAGAAGCGGTTTGATAAAGAGAAGAGGGCAGAGCTTGCCAACGACATCAAGGAAAAGCGCAAGAGAGCACTAAAAAAACTGGCAGAGATAAGGTAAAAAAATAAGGCGTAGTGGGATGTTATGTAATGCCCACTACGCCTTTGTCATACATTTTCCTGCTCGTTATCATTATTTCCAAGCATTGCGTCTAACTTATCGACTCTCACTTCGAGTTCATCGACACGTTGCAGGAGGGTCAATATGACATCCTCCATATCAACCTCTCCCGGATCAATGCCATACTCTTCGGCCATGTGCTCCGAAATTTTTTCCATGGAATCTTCGTCTTCATCAAACATTTTTTTTCACTCCGGTATTGGGTAAAAATCGGGTCAAAATCTGTTGCCTTTTGGAAGTACCTTGGAAGTACCTTTGGGTGCAAAATGATCCAAACATCCCCTTTTTTGGCATCTTTTCCAACGCTAAGTATCTGAAATAACTACAGGCGGTAATGTGTGCCGTCCTCTCACGCCGGAAACGGGGGTTCAACTCCCCCTGGGGACGCCAAATAATTTCAAGGGTTTGGAGAAAAAAACAGGTTTTTAATTTTTTTTCTGGAAGTACCTTGGAAGTACCTTTCAAAAATCTACTGAATTTTTGTAGCATAAGCATACGAACCTTCGAGCTTGCTCATGGACCCTCCAAGGTCAGCAAGCCCTCTCACATATCGCTCGGTCGTCGCAAGATTTTCATGTCTCAAGACGTGTTGGATTGATACCATCGGAACATTCCGATCAGCCAAAACCGAAGCCGCCAATCTTCTGATTCCGTGATAACCGAAAGGCTTCACACCTGCTTTTTCAGAAGCCTTCCGAATCCAATATTGTCTTACAACGAACCTTTCTCCGGTCTGCTCACTGACGAATACAGGGCCAGAAGTTTTCCCCGCAAGATGCTCAGAAAGCACCTCCCGAAGAGTAGCAACCATAGGAAGAGTTTTCCCTACAAGTTGCCCTTGTCGATTCTTCCTAGAAAACAAGGTGATCGTTGAACGGTTGAAATCAATATGTTCAACGTCAAGCCTGAACAACTCCGATCTGCGGGCGGCAGTATAGAAGTATGTCAGGATCATCGCCTTGTCCTGTGGATCAGTCAGTGAATCAACCACCTTCCAGAAGTCTTTTTCCGGTGGTGTGTACGGAGGCACTGTCTGGTCTGCAGGAAATTTTGCTACCTTGACCCACGGATTTGTAGTGTACTCTTGATGGATTTTCATTTGATAATTCCACCATGCCACAAGATTTTTTCTTATCTTGTTAGCGACACCACCACCGTGCTTGGCAAAGATTGAATCCATGACCTTGAGTGCCACCCCAACGCTGATACTTCTCGGTGGCATGTCTGGGTACAACAGCTTCTTGCCATTGGCATCCGTTGCTTTAAACATGCGCCTGAAGCACACAACCTTCTCGTCCTGGGTTTTCTGTGCGAACCGGACACAATGATCCAGATACTCTTCAGACCACCCAAAGAGCGTCGCCTCGGGCTTAAAGAAGTCCGTACTTGTCAACCCGGCACTCGACTGTTGTTCCAGCGCGATAGCCATTGCTGTTTCCCAGGCAACTGCCGCCTTGCGCGTTGAGAATTGTTTCTGTTTGCGTATTTTTTCCCCGCATATCGTGCGCTTGATCTGACCTAGCCATACTCTCTTCCCTCGCTTCATTACTGACGTTGCCATCTTTTCTCCTAATAAAGTTCGCTATTTGTTTTTCAAAGAACAACAGGCGCGACCCGATTTTTACCCCGCCCAGGTCTCCATAGTACGTCCTTATTGTCTTCTGGTCAACGCCCAATGCAAGGGCAACGTCTTGAGCATTATAGGGTTTCCCAAACTCTGCCCAGATATTTTCAGCCAATTCTTCTTTCATTTATATCCCCCCTCTACGTCCTCAACATTTGCTTCTGTGCTCGTTGGGAAAACGATTTCTGCCATACACTCCGAATCCGTGCAAACCATCCTGTCGTTGTCCCATCCCCATCCGTACATTGGTAGCATGGGGCTTCCACAAATATCACATTTTATTTTCTGCGAGGCCATGCGTTCAAACTGGTTCATCATCGTGCCTCATCCTCTAACCAATATCGTTCAACGTGCTTTCCGTTCCCAACCTTCACCCGCTCTGAACAAATCCGATACCCCTGACGCCTGAGATCATATATCCTGGCAGACAGCCTCATACACTTAAACCGCTGTAATGCGTCGAGAGATGTGAGGTCTGCACCTGTCTTGAGGTGTGAGATAATCGCCATATTCTGTGTCTGGGCCTGCGTTGGTTGATTGTTCTCTGCCATTATTCACCCTCAGCCATGTGTTTTGCATACATCATCATTGCATCTACGAGAGTACCTTCATAGGCACTAACCGTTTTTGAATCAAAGAAGCAATACAGTTCATCCAGTGCAGATAAAAACTCTGGTACTGGATAATCACCAGCCGGTCGCTCAAACGTCAGTGTGCATACATCGTCTATCTCCGAGATCATTGCACCACCCTTAATCCCCTTTCCGTTTTTTAACGAAAGCATATCCGACAACATAATTATCCCCTGAAATCCTTACAGAGTTCAGCATCAGCCTGTACCCTGTAAGTCTTTTCTTTGCGATCATCGCGCCTACCTTTTCATTACACAGCCGCACAACATCCATCAGCCCGTAATGAGCAGGAACTTTTACATAAAACTCTTCAACATTTGAATTTTTTCTGCTCATGCGTATCTCACTACGTCCTCACCTAGAGACACCGCCTCTAGCTGGTGAGGGTCATTGCTATTTATCCAGTGGTCCCCGAGATGTTTTGAAAACGTAAACAGTGATCCGGCGAGCCGTGACCAAACGTGGTATGTATCAGATACCGGCCTGTTGTTTTTCCTGGCGGCATCGTTCTGAGCTATGCGGACCTCCTCTGCCAACCACAATGCAGTGTACAGCATAGTAACTGCATCGCATTTCTTCTTCTTCTGAATATCCCAGACCATACTTACCGTTCGCTCAAGTCGTCGCAAAATCTTTTTGTTGTATATTGGCATTTCGGAAAGCAACTCGTTTACTTGTTTCCTGATGCGCTCCCAACATCTTTGCTGATTCATGTTTAGCTCAATGCCATTGTCTCTCAGCATGGACATAACGGGCGGGATAATCGCCAAAGTAACGCATTGCATACGTTGAGCACGAGAAATATTTACGCCACTCATTTTACAACAACTCCTTTCCTGAATATAATTCCGTTACTGCTCATCTTGTAGTTCTTCTTGTCGATCAATTTGTGTGACAACCCCAAATACCGTCCCCGCCTCAAAGGGTTATCTGCATGTTCCGGGTGCTCAAAAACTGGAATGTGCTTTACAATCCATCTCATCTATTCTTTTCCCTCTTTGCTTTATGGTTGCTCTCGGCAGGGCTCGAACCTGCAGTGGACGATCCCAGCGCCTTTTAGCCGTCACTAAAAACTAGGTTTTTCGGGCAAGTTCTTTACCCATACCAACGTGCCGTCCAGCCATTTAGCCGCGTCTACCAATTCCGCCACGGGAGCATAATGTTTGTTATCTCAAGTCTATATCTGGAACTATTGATGTCGGTTTGAAAATCACTTTGTACCTACATGCCTCTGTTCGTCGTGTTTGTCGCTTTTGATCTGCTCTTTGAGACTATCAACAGCAGTCTCTACTTTGGCTTCCTCGACAAACTCAGCATCTATCACACTCTCAAGGTGCTGGCTGATACCTGCATCGTGCATTTCGTCCAGGGCAACCATCCTCTGAATCTCTGGAGACTGCGGGAGAAATTTACAAAGCCGCCGGATTGCTGTTTTTTTCCACATTTCCTCTACGTACGTTTCCCAGGGACCGCCATTTTTCCGTGATCCCGGTGCGGCATTCTTGATCTTCTCAACTTCCCAGGCCCAGAGAAGTTCCACTCTCGGTTCTTCTGCCCCAACAAGTTTCGCCCTTGCGTACACAGCCACAGGCTTACACCCCTCTGGATGCGTCGGAGATGGCTTGTGCTTGAGAATTGGATGCAAACCCTCCTCATACTCCCACTCATCACAGTCATAGATTATACGGGCGTGTATGGCCTCAATACGCCCTGACCTATACGCAAGTTCCATAAGCCCTTTGTACCCAGGGATAAGCTGAACGCGCCCCTTGAACGGGATAATGTATGCGTGCCCAAGTACCCCGTCCAACGGAAGGCCAAGCTGAGAGGCTTCGATAACTGCGCCAATGAGAGAGATATGGTCACAGTTCAGAAGGCTTGGGTTTTTCTGCACATTCGTCATTACCTGCCGGATAACTGTCTCGGGATCGGGCCCACCCTTGGGTAATGCAATGGCGATCTGTTTTTTTGATCGGTTCAGAAGTTCCTTGATCTGCTTAACCGGATTTGTTGCTGGTAAGTTTGGCATAATATTACTCTCTGCTTGTTTGTGATTGTACCCAGGGAGCCGTGACACCCTGGATGTATGGGTAGGAAATGGCTTCACGGAGCCGCCCGTTACTCTATTGGCACCCTTACTAATCCACTCTGGTAAGGATTGAAAAAAAACCCAGGGGCTTTCTGGTGTACTCTACACGGAGCCGGTAGCCTGAATGAAGATGATACGAGAGATTTATATGATCGGTAAAAAGTTTGCGTCATACTGACTGATACAGCCGGGGTGAAACTCTATGTGTTCCCATGGATCGTCAGAGAAGACGCATTCCAAATTCTTTTTATCCATTGTTTTCTTGAACGATTCTGCGCGAGCTATATTCTCGCACGCTGGTGAACAGGTTTTCTTTTCAAGGTTGGTTGTCTCAAACAGCGTCTTGCATACTGAGCAGATCACCATCCGTACTTCGACACCATCCTTGCACCGTCCCGCCTTTTTTCTTCTCTCTCGGTTGGTGCGAACCTTCCTGTTCGACTCCATTATTTTCTTGCAGGTTTCAGAACCGCAACACTTCTGCCTTTTGTACGATGTTTCAAAGCTCTTCCCGCATACACAGCATATTTTCTTGAGCTTCTCTTTCTTGATCTTCGCACGCTGGCGCTTGCTGTATGCTCTGCGCCTACGCCTCTTCATCTCTTCGAGGCACTCTTCCCTTCCACAACACTTTGACCGGCGTGTCTTTGGACTAAACGATCTACCGCATACAACACACAGCCGATCATCGAGTATTTCAGACACCCTTATTCTGCCCACCGTTCTTCCTTAACTTTTACCGGCATCGCTGTTGTGTTCATTACAAGATAGCTATCTAGGTCAATGCCGGGGTGATCCTTGGCAAGCCTCTTCGTGTCCAACTTCTTTGTGATGCGTGTGCCACGGGACACATAAAACTTTTTATTCTTCGCCACGGATGCTTCACCCATGGCTTCCGTAAGCACGTCTTTGTCCTGGGAGATGTCGGCCTTCAGGTCTTTGATCTTTTCGTTGAGGTCTTTCAGCAAAGACTCATTCTGCATCACCCGCTCTGCGATCTGGTTAAAATCGTCAGAGAGATCAATGACAACCCCCGCATTGGGAAGAACGATACTCCTGGCATCATCTTCAGGCGGCACGTTGTCTATCACGTTCTGCCAAAACGAGCATGCTGTTTCCTCAATGACAGAGATAACTTCCTCATCACGGTCAAAGTCGAGGGTGATAAGTTCCCAGAGTTCTGCATTGAACACTCCAAGAGAACCCCACGACCACCCGAGACAAGACAGATAGTGCTGAAGCTGGATGTAATAATACGGGATGAGCCCCTCTTGCTTACACCGAAGGAAGGTGTGCATTCCAGGGCACTTGATTTCCAAGACACCCGGACCCTTATCGTGCCCGACTATCTCACGGTCTATGTCTGCGAACATGGGTGCGGTCAGGTGATGGATTATCTCTGACCGTTTACGGATCTTACGCCCCGTCTGGGCGGCGTAAAGTCTCGCAATCATTTCTTCCATGGCAGTCCCGCGCTTCATGGCAGGGGTCTCAACGACCTCTTCCTCGAACCCTAACTTGTTGCACCACAGATCGTACCGAGACTTGAACGGTGACTGATTGAGTGCAACCGGCATGTCTGATCCGCCTAGTCCGTGGGTGCGTCTGTACTCCAACCACTCCTCGCGGGACATACCTCTGGTTGATATTCTTTTGCGCTTTTCCATGTCGGAACTACCCCTCAAAAGGCATGTAGCGCCGGGAATCCTGGTGGAACTCAAGCCATCCCTCTCCGTCACGACTAAGCATAAGGACGACAATATCGACAGGCGTATTGAAATACGGTGTCCCTGTGTCGTTGTTATCCATCTGGATGAATGGAGTTTCCAGAACGCGGGAGACAATAACAGGCTGTCCGTATGCCGGGCGGTATGTGTTTTTCATTCCAGGCTTAAACTGAATAATATCGCCGGGCTTGAATTTGTACTGCTCAGAATTGAGAATCCGGTATGCAGATTTCGCTTCTTCAATCTGCTCCTGTACCGTCAGTTCCTTTTCTTCCTTCTCATCCTCACTACGCGCAAACTCTGATGCGTCCGCCAAAATTTTATCAATGAATGATTCCTCATCCACAGTCGTACTCACCTTCTCGTCTGCCATCTTTTACCTCTTGTTTTATTTGGTTAATTCTGATTCCAGAGACTTGCGGGATCGCTTTGAAGTAGGCTTTGCATCTCCATGGATGGTTTCGCTTTCGCATTCGTCCCTCTATGTGCCCAGCTGTTTGTCCCGAAGGTGATGGCCGCTGGAGCCGTACGCCGTTAAGAAGCATTATTGAGTTTTTTCACCCCGATGTCAACTTTTTTTTAGGGTTTTTTCTCTCTTTTTTGTCAGCCGTATATTTCGCAATATTTCCATGCACTTGTCATACAATTTCAGGCCCAAAAAATATTTGCGTAAAGATTTTGTAAAGCATATATTACCAATCGAACTCGAATACTTATGGAGGATTTAATCATGCAGGACGTTATCGTTGAATTGCACAGCGCCGGGGTTCTTCTGGGGGATATTGCAGAGTCAAACCTCGGCGAGTCGGACAAAGATTACCTTGCAGAGATTTTGGGTGAAAGGCTCCTGAAATTATCAGAGAGATGTGAAGAGATAGAGTTAAGCACAGGCAAAAAAAAATCCCCCCTGGGGGACAGAGGAGATTATTTTTTACTAGGTGATGGGATAATAAATGCTATGCAAACTGAGGGATGTGCTCGGGGCTCCAACCAGCATTAAGTTTTAGTCCTGCAGTATAGAACATCTCAGGTAAGGTTTTCCCGAAAGCGTCAGCAATAAGAACCGCATCCCGGACAGTAAGGGCTTGCGGTTCTTTTGTTTTGGTGCCCCGCAAGTCGCGCCACTTGGAATAAATATCGTCGTGTGTCTCACCCCACACAAAGCGTGCAAAGTCAGAGAATTTTTTCATACCCTTTTCCCTCCCCATTTCGATTGCCAAGTCAATAAAGGCGCGTTCCAGCATATACCCGCCGCGATACTTTATATGTATCTTCTTCATGTTCCCATACCTCCTGTTTGTTACCCCCTGTTATGCTATTCTCTCGGAAGTTATTAGGGATACTATAAGGCACCCTACCTTAATTTGCAATCTCTATTGAAAAAGTTTTCCTACCTTGACGGTTTGGGGTTTTATGCCCTACTATGTGCCAATATTTTTGGGAATAAAAAAACCCCGCCGGTCGTGGGGACCGTATGGCGGGGCCAAAAAAACTACGAGAGGATTATGCCTACTAAGTTTATTTTAGTCAATAAAAAAGAGGGGGTGGAGTAACAATGTCTATCCCCGGAGGGTACATTTTGCAACCGCGCAAAATAGACGAGTCGCAGGTTATGCACGAGCCGCCATGCACAAGAGAAATCTGGTTCTATATTCTGCGAAAAGTAAACTTTAAAGACAGCGCCACTCTAAAAAGAGGGCAGGGTTTCTTCAGGTATTCCGACATCATGAAAGACCTCTGCTGGTACGTTGGATACCGAGAACAGACGTACTCAAAAACACAGATTGCGAAATCTTTACGAAGGTTGCGCGAAGGCAATGCGATAGAAACTACGAAGACAACACGAGGGGTTCTGATAACCGTCTTAAATTACAGTGTTTATCAAAACCCTCAAAGTTACGAAGGCAACAACGAAGGCAATACGAAGGAAACACGAAGGCAACAATGTGACAACACTATAACAAAAGAAAGAATAATAAAGAAAAAAGAAGAATACTCTTGCGAGTTCCAAGAGTTCTGGGCCGCCTACCCAAAGAAGAAGTCGAAAGACAGAGCGTGGACTGCATGGAAGAATAGGCGAAAAGAAATCCCTGACAATGTGGCGGCTATAGTTCGTGAGAACATTGCTCGAAATAAAAACTGGAAGAAGAATGGCGGACAGTACATTCCGTACCCTGCGTCATGGATCAATGCTGGCGGCTGGATGGATGAGTTGGAACCGGCAGTTGTTGAAGTAAATAGAGCACCAGACTGGTACTAAGAACAGGAGATAAAACATGGGCGGGAAAAAAAGTTTTGATGATTACGGGATTGACACAGAAGGGGTACTCGATGGCGAGATGAAGGCTAAGTGCCCACAATGTGCTGACGAGCGGAAGAAGTATTGGCTCAAGACGCTATCAGTCAACGTGTCTGAAGGTGTCTGGTTTTGCCACCACTGCGGATGGTCTGGATCATTGGGCGGAAAGTTTACCAAGGCGCAGATCAGGAAGATTATCAAGCCCTCATGGTTGCCTGGGACAACGGCAGACATGCCGCCAAAGGTGCTCACATGGCTGGTGATGGAGCGTAAAATATCGTCAGATGCTCTTTCGGCCAATCACATAACGGCGAGGAAAGCATGGATGAGTCCGGAGCATCCAGACGTAATGACTATCCAGTTCCCGTACTACAAGGACGGCGAAGTCGTAAACGTGAAGTACAGATCTGGCGACAAGCTGTTCAGGCAAGAGAAGAATGCCGAGAAGTGCCTGTATCGATACGACGATATTGTGCATTACAATGGCGATGATCCCCTTGTGATTTGCGAGGGCGAGTTCGACGCACTGACATTCTGCGAGGCAGGAATACAAACGGCAACGAGCGTTCCAGATGGAGCACCAGATGAGAGCGCAAAAAAGTTCAAGACGAAATTTGATTTCTTGAAAAGTGCCGGACCGATCCTTGAGAAGTACAAGCAAGTTGTGTTGTGCGTTGACACCGACGGGCCGGGGAAACTCTTGGAGCAGGAGCTTGTACGACGCATTGGCCCTGAGCAATGTCTGAAGGCGCAGATGCCCAAGGACTGCAAGGACGCGAACGATGTTCTGAGAAAGCACGGGGTTGCTGCAGTACGAAGGCTTATGACTGAGGCAAAGCCGTATCCAGTTTCGGGTATAATCTCAGCAGAGAGCGTGCGTTCAGAGCTGGAAAGCATGTACGACAATGGGCTTGAGCGTGGAGCATCGACCGGGTGGAGCTGTGTTGACCCGTATTTCACCGTGAAAGTTGGAGAAATGACAATCGTTACGGGCATTCCCGGCAGTGGGAAAAGTAATTTCCTCGATGCAATGGCGATCAATCTAGCACAATCTCAGGGCTGGACGTTCGCCGTATTCTCCCCGGAAAACTGGCCGGTCCAAAGGCATATCTCAACATTGCTTGAGAAGTATATCGGCAAGCCGTTTCGGAACAGGCAGAATTTCCCGAGGATGTCAAAAGATGAAATGTACACTGGTCTTAAATGGGTAAATGAAAACTTTCATTTCATCATTCCGAGGGAAGAATCCATGAGCGTTGAAACGATCCTGAAGAAAGCCAGGGCAACGGTTCTTAGACACGGGGTACGTGGCGTAATCATCGACCCGTGGAATGAGATCGAGCACGACGTGAAAGCAGGTGAGCGTGAAGACCAGTACATATCTCGTTCACTCTCCTCCATTCGCAGGTTTGCCCGGTTCAACGGTGTGCATGTTTTCGTGGTGGCTCATCCTCGCACCCTAATCAAAGACAAAGACACTGGTAAGTATAAGCCGCCGACGATGTACGAGATTTCAGGTGGTGCGAACTGGCGCAACAAGGCTGACAACGGGATATGCGTACACCGTCCAGAGGTAAATTCCCCCGCTGTTGAAATCCACGTTCAGAAGATCAGGTTCCGTGAGGTCGGGCGTCTTGGTACTGCACGTCTTAATTTCTGCGCAGACACTTCCGGGTACACAGAACCGACCCCAGGCATTGTACCCGGCATAAATGAATCCCCATTTTAACGGCAAAACGTGACACGCCCGTATTGATTTGATAGTATTTACCCATCAAAAACAAGAAGGAGAAAGCACCATGATGATGAAGCCCGATGTTTTGCGTATTGTAGGTGAAGAAGCAGGTGTGTCACAGAGTGTAGCAAAAGACGTTATAGACGCATTTTGCGAACTGATTGAGGATGAACTTGTTGTAGGGAATGAGTTTCGCGTTGGGAATGTAGGAAAATTTAAGCCCGTATCTTGCCCACCGCGTGTTTGCATGAACCCGAACACCCATAAAAAGTTTACTATCGGTGAAAAGGTACGGATAAGGTTCAGTGCGAACGACGCACTTTTGAGAAAGGCGAATGAAACCCTGTGATAGATTCTCTGTACCATGTGCCGACAAGAAGCGTTATCCTTGGTGCCAAGGACCGCGCTATTGGGAGCATAGAGATTTGCGAGATGGAGAAAGAGACACACTGCTACTGAGCGACATGACTGAGTGCCCCTGGATCGAACAAGTTAGGGAGTGGTGGAAGGAATACCACTAGCGGATTGTGTAATGCACATCGGAAGACATGAAGGCCGAGCCATGGTCGATGCCGATTACATCTTAATGACACCTGATTGGCTCGCAAAAGAAGTTGGAATCAGCAAGGAATCATTGCTGGCGTGGCTTGAATCTTATGAGTCTTGGTCTCTTTTTGGAAGCCAATCTCTCGCCGCGAAGCTAGAAAAAACTACAGGGATTTTTGAGGAAGCCTGGGAATGCCCAGAGGAACACAGGAATTCATGGAGGGAAATTTGGAAACGAAAGATAGCCAGGATCAGAGAGAACCAGGCGAAGGGAAAAAGACGGCCACCACTATAGCGTCCCATAGTGATGGCCAGGCACGAGGTAATGCTACTTGCGAGGTAAGCGGGACCGATGCCGAAACCAAGATGCCACTGTCTGCTGAAAAAATCAACGAGCAAGTTGAGCTACTCATTGATTACATCGAGGCGCTTGAGTGGCTGGCCGAGGTCGGAGACTTGGCGATACTGGTTGGGAAAGATGAAGTAGAAATACATGGAATGTCTGCGCTGGCGAGCCTTACACTTACGTTGTTTGATGCAGCTAACCGTGCCGAAAAGCTATGTGCGAAGGTCCATGCCTTAGAGAGGGAGGCTACAGGTTGTTAGAAACGAAAGCAGCCTTGTCTGTGCTGAACACATTACAGGAAAAAGCATACAAGCACCCAGGATTCCACAGCCATCACGAGGCATACGGAATCATCATGGAAGAAGTCGATGAGTATTTCGATCACGTCAAAGAGCATACTCCCAATAACGAGGGGTGCATAGAAGAGCTGTCCGATATAGCGGCGGCATGTATCAAGGCCATGGTACAACTCTGTGAGGATGTCCAATGAATATCGAAAAAGGTTACGAAGAACTGGCTGGCGTGCTCCAACAAGCACTCGATCAGGCCCAGAAGGGGAAAGGCAAAGAACGTCACGCAAAGGAAGGCGAAGCGTTTGTCGATCAGCAGATACTTGAGATTTCCAGAAGGCAGGGCAATGTCTCCGGCCTTGCTTTCCAGGTGCACAAGAAACTCTATGAAGCCGAGGCGATGTTTGAACGTGGTGAGTATGGCGCTGCGATGCACGAGATGCTTGGTGCCATAGTGTACACTGCAGCAATGCACATCAGATCGAGTGAAGCACAGCCCTCCCCTCGACTAATACCGAACGACGACCCGCTTTTGAATGAACCCTTTGCACATATTGTTCCGTGTAGTAATGTCAGCAGATCGAGGAGAGTTAAAGAGGAAGATCATGGACGTAATTAAGCTGCAGCAAGAGCTAATCAGGGACGAGGGACTGTATCTTGATAAGTATATCTGCCCGAGTGGTAAGCCAACCATCGGAGTGGGCCATCAGCTCATCGGGAACGAGAGACATATTAAGCGCATCACCCTGAAGAAGGCAGGTGAATTTCTCGAAGAAGATATTCACGACGCCCAGATAACTCTTGATCGAATCTTTGGGAATAGCTGGTTAAGCTGGACTGAGGCCCGTCAGCACGCCCTGCTCAACATGGCATTCAATATTGGTGAGACAAGACTGCGTGGGTTCAAGAATATGATTGCAGCAATCAAGGCCCAGGATTGGCCTCTAGCGAGCAGAGAAGTTAAAGATAGTCTGTACTACAAAAAACTCACTAGAAGAGCAGAGAGAGTGCGTTGCGCCGTCCTGAACGGGTAATGAGAAAAACTTGCGAGGCAAGAAATGAATAAGTGTTTTTTTTCTGGAAGGCTTGGGAAGGATGCAGAGGTACGATATACGCAAAGCGGTGCATGTGTTGTCAACTTCTCCCTTGCATGTAATGAACGATATAAAGATAAGAAAACAGGTGAGTTTAAAGACGCAACAGAGTGGATTACCTGCGTCGCCTGGAACAAAGACAAGCTCGTACCCTATCTTGTAAAGGGTTGCAGCCTTATTGTTGAAGGCAAGTGGCAGACGAAAAAATGGCAGGCCAAGGATGGCACAACGAGGTATCAGACCGAATGCCTTGTGAACAACATCGAACTGACCGGATCGAAGAATGCTTCCAATGGTCAGGGCCAGCAGTACCAGCAGCCACAGGCCAATAAACCACAGCCACAACCACAGGCCACCGGCTTCCCCACCAGCCAGGGCCAGATGGATGACCCGCCATTCTAAAGGGTCAATATGAAAGAATATTTCATAGGGATTGACCCAGGCATCAGGTCGGGAGCGGTCGCAGTGATCGTTCCCGGACGCAATACAGCGGAAGCGCTGGACTGCCCGGATTCAATACATGGAATGGCAAAGTTAATGCACTGCATCATCGACAACTACGGCGATGGGTGTATGCTGGCAGCCGTTGAAAAAGTTCACAGTATGCCAAGGCAGGGGGTCAGAAGTACATTCTGTTTTGGCGAGAACTTTGGTGCGTGGCAAGGGATCGTGGAGGCGATGGGGTTACGCCTCCTCCTCCCTCCTCCCCAGGAATGGCTGAAAGGTATGCTCATACCCAAGGGCGCTTCAAAAGTTGCTCATGTGGAGATGGCTGAGAAGTTATTTCCACATGTTGAACTGCGAGGCCCACGGGGTGGTATCAAAGATGGCCGGGCAGACGCACTGTTGATTGCGAAGTACGCACAGAAGTGGCTATGGGGGTAGTATTTTGGAAGATACCCGCTTGTTTGGTATGCGCGAAATCGCTGAATACTGCCAGACATCAGTCAAGACACTGCGATGCTGGATTAGATACCATGACTTCCCTGCCGCCGTGATGGGCAGAAGGTGGGAATCGGACGTGAAGCTGATTCAGGAATGGCGCAGGACTGCAATTAAGAATGGCGGCATACCAATGGACAACTACATTGACGACGAAAAGTTTGACGAGGACTTTGAGGAATGAGGAAAAGGGACAGGACGCTACTCGCACCGAATGCAAGTGCGCTGATTGACGACCTTTTTGATGGCCGTGAGATGTGGTATTACAAGCTGGCTGAGTTCGCTGCAAAGAAGTTCAATAGCTTGAGGCATACACTGGCTAAACATTTTTCTACTCAAGAACTCTCACTACTATGTATTGCTGGTGCACACCACACTTCCAAGGTAGTCCCTGGCATGACATGCGATGAATTTCTGGAAGATATTGGCAGAATACTGTCAAGACCGGCAATGAAGGTTACCGCCCTGCGTTTATACGGGGATGTTGACTGTGTTTTATTGTTTGCAAAGATTCGCAGACTGTCAATGGATGATCTTTTTGTATTGTGCACCGTAGTATCTGCAGCAAGTCTTATCAGGTTGCACAACAAGAGGCTTACAAAGTCTCAGCTAAATGGACAAGGCAAAAAGCGAGTGCAGGTGAAGCCGTGGCTGAAGTACATAGTTCATTTTCCCATAGACTAGGCCAAAAAAAAACGGGGTGCCGTGGACCCTAAATAGAACCCACGACACCCCGTGTCTTGCCGGTCAGTTTATAAGATAGATAAATGCAATAACTACCGATACCCATAAAACATATTCCCACCTTTTTATTGGTTTGTCTCTCGTTTCCATCTATTCGCTCTCCCCATTATCGTTAGACCTGAGAGTCGCACCAGACTCTCCGTACTCAACGCTAAACCCATACGCAGCGGCCTCATCTCTAAGCCTGTCGGCCTTTTGCGCGTCGTCGATTATCTCGCCATTGATTTCAACATCCATGCACGTTTCGTCATTACTATTTACATAGTTTCCAAGGACGTACCCGTCAAAAATCTCTGTGTTTGTCGGCATGTAATAGAGTTTTGTTTGCCCATCTGGTGTGTAAGTTCCCGTCTTCATTAGCCTACCTCCTCCCAATTATCAGTTTCGTAGTTCCACTGTACTCCAACAACCTCACCACGATCAACGCCATTAAGTTTCTCACCGTCTTCATTCTCATACCACCATCCGTCCCGATCATCCACACTACCAGTGGCGGGATTCATATAAAGCGTTTCCTGGTCTATGCTTTTTGCGAAATCTATCTCGTCTTGCTTTGAAGGTTCCCATTCGTTATCAATAAACCCTTTATAGAACCAGTCGCAGAACATATTTTCAAGGTCAACTTGCAGTGTACAATCATCATCGGCAGGCGACAACCCGGATTCTATAGACCAGCCGCGTGTTCCGCCATGCCTCACAACTCCATTGACTGGTGCGTGTTTGTAATCATCGTCAAATATCTCTTTCGCTTCTTGGTAAACTTCTGTAAATGTTACTCTTCTCATTACTCTACCCTCAATTTGTTTGTTGATTTATTTACTCCGATAGTACCCTGGATTTTCCCAATTTATATTTCCAAGGTCGTCACTCTCTCTTTCAATAGCTACTGAACGAGGGCAGAAAACTATTCTGTAACTATACACATCTCCGTCCTCATCGCACTGTTCTGGGTCGTCCTCGTCACCATCAATAACCCACTCATAAATATCATAATCATCTTTCGACGACGAGAACTCTACATTTGCACTGTCTAGCTGATGCTTGATGTCCTCCGGCAGATCGTCCGGGTCAATCTCTTCCCATGATCCATCATCTTCTCCCGTGCCTTTGTAGCAGTCGGGCTCGTTATCCCCCTTGTCCCAATCGACCACCTTGTAATTAGGGCGTCCTGCTTCTCCGTGGGATAGATAGTATGGGCCATCACCCTCCATGGTTCTGATGGCTTCCTCAGCTTCCTCCCTCGTTTCAAAGAAGGCTATATCGTAGGCACCGTCTGCGTTGAAATCTCCTTCTGGGTCAATGTCGTGGTTTTTTACAAATGATTCTTGCGGTGCGCCTAATGTTCCAGTGTAATAATTTGGTGTCTCAATAATTGCGTAGGTAGTAGCCATCGTATCTCTCCTTTGGTTCACCCCGACCGTAGCCGGGGCGGTTATATAATGTACCATCAACCAATAATACACCACTCAGCTTCATCATATCCAGGCAACCGCGTGATAGCTCGTGCCCGTATCGTGTCGGAAATAATCATGGCGTGCGAGTCACCCCACTCAGGGAACTCACACGACTGGTAATCATAACAGTCACATGCCTTTATGATCTCAATCGGAGAATATATTCTCTTCGGTCTGATATATTTTATATGGGTAGGGATCGGTAATTCCTCGTCGTACCTGTAATTGTACGATTTAATATTTGCCTCTGTCAATATTTTCGCCAGATCATCAGGTGACTTCGAGCCTGTAACGCTCCAGTCATGTTCTACAAAGCTGACCATCGCGTTAATATGTTTTGACGAGACAATAAAGCAACTCATTATTTTATTCAACCCCCTATTTAAACCCGGCGGTATTGCTAAACCGCTCGATAAGTTTGTCTGTCAACTTGATTACAAACTCCTCAACCTGCTTCTTCTTCTTATCGCTAATGCTGCTCTGCTCCATGAGTTCCAAAAGTTCCTCGGAATCCAGGTTGCCAGCATACGCCGCACTCTGCATATCAATCAGGCGATTAAGTATCAGCCGTGAAGCTCCCTGTTTTGGTGTTACCATGAGCACCCCCTACTTCTGCGTCTTTGTGATTGTCTCAACCATATCCATGTTGCAACTACCGCACATCAACTTGATGCCACCCTTTGCCCAGGCGTTGTTCCCGCACCCAGGGCATGTGTATTTTGACCTCTTACCCTGGCGTGATGAAGTGAGCTCGCTTTCACCAGGCTTCCCATCATCACCCGACCCTGACCCCTTGTCCTCGTCCATGTTTGGGTATAGTTCATTGGCGAGCCAGGGCAGAATGGTATCTTCCGGCATCTCCATCAGTGCCTTTTCAAAAGGCCCGTCTGGAATTGTGTACGTGTTCACCCTCTGGCCGGTAATCGTATCAGGTACAAGCTCACCATCTTTGGTGTACACCCGAGGTTCAAGTCCAACCTCAAGTGCTTTGGCCGCCCACTCTTTGTTGTGATAGCCAGACCTGGAAGGCTTGCCATTATCCTCCTGCCATGCGTGGCACATCTCATGTACCAGGATGGACATTATCCGCTCGATGTCTCCATCAGACATGATGTTTGCATTGATTACTATTTCGTGAATCTTTGTGTCCGGGTCTTCAGCATTGAACCATCTCTCCGGCGAGAAGTACCCGCCGATGATCTGCTTGTTGCGACTAAACCCGATCATCGTTTTCCGCACTTCATTGTTGAACAGCTTCTCGTTGAAGTAATCAAACGCATCGTTGAGCACGCCACTCTGTGCAACCGTAGGTTTATCTTCGCCAACCATTATATTTCCCCCTTACTTTTTGATAAAATGTGTTTCACCTGCCATCACAAATTCCTCACCGCCTAGCAGGTCCACAATCTGTTCTTCTGTCATTGATAAAACACGCCCCATTCCTGAGTCCACGGTTCCATATATAAAGGCACCCAGGGCGCACCCAAGAGCGTTTGCAACCTTGGAATCCTGGAACGCACCCCATATCCCAGGGAATATAGGGTCGTCATAGTCCTTGATTATTATGGAGAATATTTGGTTCTTTTCTGTCTCTTTATATTCTGTATTGCCCACTGCAATTACCCTACAAGGACGCCCTTCACTTTCAGATTTCAGCGCAATGTTATACGCTTCGTCGTGGCGTTCTCTCATTATCTCTGGCTTGTCCCTCTCAGTGTACGGGATACTGCCGTCAATAATTACTGTAATCGGCAAGCCCTGGTCGTTGCGTACCTGCCTAATATCTTCTAGGTAGAAATCTTTCCGGCCATCATTCTCAAACCCGCCACGTTCAAGCCATAACTCCACGTCAAACTCACCGCCCTGGTCGGTACAGATTGGCCGGTACTTTTTGACTGGCTTGACTGTATTCTCAATGATACGGTTAAACTTCTTGTCGTACTTAGGCGGGTTCTTCATCATCTCGGACAACAGATTGACGTGCCTATCAACCATGATCTCTTTCAACTCGTCGTCCGTCTTATCCCACAACGTCTTTGCCCCCATGCCTTGGAGCACATGGGCAAGTACGTCCAACCCATGTGCCCAAAGAATGTTTGTGTCGTTGCGAGAGATAAATCTTTCAACGTCATCGTACATCTTCATCCTCCTACCGTATTACATATTCAGTTTCGCACGTTCCGCATCGGAAAACTTACTGAGAAAAGCCGCCTCAATCGCAAGGTCAATGTCAGGAAGTGCTTGATATGCCCTTATTGCAGACGTGATCTCTCTTGTGCCAATATCCACACCGATCTGGTGCGTCTTAATTGTAGACCTCAACGTCCCCACCGTATTGGCGAGTTTATCCCTGGCGTCTTCTGGAATCTCTGCATTTACAAGAATCTTACTCTCAACAATTAAGTCGTAATCCATGGGCACGGTCAGGAACCTTGAGAGTACACTTGCATCCTGAATCTGTGGTGCAGTGTACTTCCTACTGACCGACCGACCATTGGTATTTGCGGCGGCCATAAGTTTGTGTTCCGGGTGCACCTTGATGAAGTTCCCATCCGGTGTCCGTATTCCACGGGTTCCATAGTCAAGGATGCCATTCAATCCCTGCAGTGCGTCCGGGTCGATGGCAAATACCTCATCCAGCAATGTGATCCCAGGTTCCTGAATGACTTCAAGAAACCTGGAAGGTACAAACTTCGTCACCTGATTGCCGTCAGCGTCCACGACAAGTTCCTTCGCCCCTATGAGCTGGCTGTATCTCATGCCACCAGCGCAAGAGAGGGCGTAATAGGGAAGGTTCTGCGCCTTTGCCAACTCAGAGCACATGAGAGTCTTACCGCAACCAGCAGGGCCAGTGAGCAGGATGTTATTGCACTGCATCCATGCGTACACCCTGTCCCACACCCTGGGCTTAATGTAGTCCACCCCGGTCGGCCCAGGGAATGTGGGCTTTGCGGGCTTGCTGTACTTCTTGGCAATGCCCTTGGCGATAGTCTCAATCTCCCCCTTGATCTCTTTGACCAGTGTGTCATTGAGCATCCCCAAAATATCATCCAGCTTCTTCGTGGACATGGGAGTTTTGATCTCTGGTTCGCTTGCCTCTGCCTCGTCAGGCTTGGCTTCCGGTTCCGGTTCCGGCTTTACATCCGGCTTCATCTCGCCCATAGGAGAGGAGGGAATAAACTCATTCCCTGTAAAGTCGGGGAAGTATTTCTGGATCATCGACAGTGCGTGGTATGGATCGCCTTCTTTGATAGTTCCGATGATCTCGGAGGCGTCCCCCATGGTAATGTCGGTCTGGGTCCACCGCAGCTTCGTACTCTTGAAGAGCACGAGTTTTTGCTTCGGGGTCGCTGGCTTGTTCATGTTCTCAGGTTTTACTCGTCCCATCATCTCTTACCTCGCTTGTTTTTTTATAATAACCAAACTGATTTTCCCATTGACGGACACCAAAAGCACACGACCACCGTTCATTATGCGTATGATTTTCATGCCTACCTCTTCGTCGTACATTTTTTACCTCGCAAGTTTAAGTATAAACGGCGTGAAAACAGAATATAGTCTGTCTCCACGCCGCTGTGAAATTTGTTGTTCAGGTTGGGGATGAAGTGTGCACCCTATGTGTGGATACACCACTCACCGTCAAACTGGTCACGCACAAGGCCACCCCAGATTGTCTTGTCGCCGCTCTCGTAGACGATCCTCAGAGAGAAGGCGTCCTTGTAACTGTCGGGGAACAAGGTGTACTCTGGGTATCTTTTGTCCAGTTCCGTGATTTTTTTCATAAATTCACGGTCGGTCTTTACCAGTTCGGCCACCTGCTCGATGGCCTTTATGCCGCTAACATAAATCATATTTTATCTTACCTCGCTTTATTTATCTCTCGTTTCCGTTGTGATCCAGGGCACCAAGAACAATCTCCAAGTACAGTTCGTTACCCTGTTTGCAGAGTTGAACATAGTCGTAGGCAGACAGGTAAAATGTGCCGTCGCACACATACGCAGCATCGTGAGTGGTTTTACACGGTCCACCATCTACGGGCGACCTCGTAACTGTCGAACCCGGAGGTATCGGCAGTATTTGTCTCAATCAGGATACGTCGTTTCTCTATCTTCGGCGCTATGCGAACGCGGTTCTTTGTGGCTATTGGTGTTGCCTCACTGAACCAGGTGTTGTTACTGAGTGCTACATCCATGATTTCCTCCTATAGGTTATAAAAGATTTCTATTTTTTAACGTGTCAACGATCAGGTATGTCATTGTCTCAAAGGTCAGGCGCTCATCCAAGTGAATCAAGACAAGTACCTCGTCTTTTTTCTCCTCCAAAATGTGCTTGGTAGTAACATCTGCGTAAACATCTCCTCCATACCTATCATCTTTCGCAACATAAAATTCCATGCCCATTCCAGACGGTCCCAGCGCCCCAGCTTTTGCACCGATCATAACAAGTTCGTACGGTGTTACCTTTCCGTTCTTCATATTGATTGTTCTCCATTTTACCGGGCGGTAAATTTGAACCCGGTTTCCTGTTTTCTCATGGCCTTTACCTTCGGGCCAGCAAGTGCCCGGCTAAACTTTCCACCACGCCCCAGTCTCGATGCCATGTACAAAGCCTGTACCGTTCTGGGCTCAGGCTTTTCCGTCCTATAGGCAGGATGTTCGCGTTCCCATGCCTTGATTTCTGCACGGGACAGATGCCGGACGTTTCCCGGTTCTGTATCATACACCCGCTCACTCGCATCAACCATCCGGGAATAGTCAATGCCGATTGAATACGGATTCGGAGCGTTCCCACTCCTGCCCATATCGCCCCAATAACCAGGCGATGCCATTGCGTTTCTACGAGAACGTCGTGCCATGATTCCCCCTATAGGTTAAAATTGCATCAACAAATCAAGGCCACCTGCCGGAACAGGTGGCCTCCCATATTTACGCAACCTTGCGTTGTTGAAGATTCCGAGAAAACTTGAACCCTTTTTCAACAGGCTTTTCACCCCGGCGGATAGAATCAAAGGCATCTTCCAGGGCACTATATATTGCACTTTCTGCTTCCTCGGCCATCTCCTGCGTCCATGTATCTCCAGCTGTCTTTGCTATAAGCTGAGCTTCCTTTAAAAGGCGGGTTACTCTGTATTCCAGACGTTCCACTCCAGTTCTTGATGTCTTGCGTGCCATTATTCTTCTCCTTTTGTTTATAGTGTTCACTCCAATCGAACCAACGGATATTTAAAACCCCACGTATGCCGTTCAAAGGGTCCGCTGGTTCTCAAAAGTGACCTATATTTTTTCGGCCTATAGGCAAGGCCGTTGTTTGTTTGTTGTTCCCTCCTACCACCACCACAGTTTAACAGGTCTCCCATGGTTTCGGACCGTACGATTCTGGTTTTACCTATGCGCAGGATTGACATTGAAATGTCTCGGCTTGCTAAACCATCCCGCGACTGACAACGCGATCCAGTCACCGCGCCCAGCATATAGGCACCCCTTGCCTATATCTGCTTCCCACCTTGCCTCGGGCTTGGAGCCATCACTTCCCGGCGGTTTCAGGTGCACTGCGGCCTTTCCAGCTATTTTTTATAGTCGGCTGCCACAGCTCCCGCTCTCGTTACACCGACTGGGCCTCTATGTAATTGTAAAAGATCAGTGATTCCACACCTTTAGTATATCATACTTTCTGTTTTATGTCAAGGTGTACATTACAACTTTCTTTCCAATAGGGAAGATTTTTTACACCCTGCAAGGTGCACTACTGATACTCAGCGTGTCCCTGGCGACTCTATACGTGACTCTACTGACAATCGGCGTTTTGGGTTCGATTGAAACCAAAAACCCGTGCTATAACTCCATCCAGACAAAACCCGACCTATAGGCAGGATTCAAACCTTTGAAACCCAGACTTGACACAATAGAAAGACAAATTGACTACGCACAGCAAGCTCTCAATTATTTATTGGAGAACGAAAACGTAATTTTTTTAGCCAGTTACAGTGTTCGCCGCGGTATAGGCTGGAAAAAATTCTGCGATTTTGGGAACAAATCGAGCGCAGTAAGAGAGATCCTGGAGCAGATAAAAGAGGTACAAGAAGAACGCCTTGCAATGTGCACCAACATCAAATTCCCTGCTATTGCCATCTTTGCGTTGAAGAACCTCTATGACTGGGTTGATAAGAAACAGACCGAAGTAACAGAAAAATCCGATCTTTCGATCCAGGTCGTGTCCTATGGGAGCGAAAGAGGTACTTCCAAGATAAAGAAGGCAATCAAAAATCAAATGAAATCAATAGGTTCTGGCAAGTAAACGCCGTCCATAGTGGACGATAACCAGCCTATAGGAAGGAAAAATCAGCCTATAGAAAAGAACCTAAGACGTTGAAATCAAAAGCCAACCTATGAGGAAGGCGACAGAAAATCGAAATGGCCAAGGGGGTCCAGGGCGGGGGCTCAAATTTCAATACATCCCTCCCACTCGAAAAACCATTTCCCGAGCTTTGAAGTCACACGGCAGCGCATAACCCCGGCTGCCAATCGTCCACGCAAACACAATAAGCCGTGGAGTAATGGATAAACGAGAACCTTTTGAGAGAAATAGGTTAGGACCAAAAGCAGTGCCTCTCGCCTAGATGGAAGCCATGGAAAAGCATCTAGGGGTCCGCAAGAAAATGAACCATGGGGTTGAACGGTTTTCTCGATAATTCGTGTGATATAATAGAGCTAAATACCATAGTGCTAACTGAATGTTGAAATTAAGATTTACGGGGTTGTTTTATGTAGTTTGGTTTTGGAGATTTTTGCGTCCTCTATGAGATTATGGGGGGGCTATTATAGAAACCCAAAAAAAATAGAAAAATTTTGTAGAGGGTAGTCCGTTGGAAGGCAAAGAATCAAAGGAGACAATAAGTTTTGATAGAGTGGCTACAGGTGTAGTCATTTGGCTTGTATGTCAGTTTGCGGCTACGATATGGTGGGCCAGTAATATGACTACGAGATTGACCCAGATAGAGAGTAACATGGGGCAGACGAGTGAGATTGCATTGAAGTTGGCGAAGATGGAAGAGAGGCTGGCGAGCCAGAATGACATTTTGTGCCAGATAAGAACTGAGATGCAGGAACTAAGGAAGATGAAGCGTTATGGCGGAGAGTATGAAGTGGTACACTAATAGGGCTGTGTGGGCTGTACTGATTACTGCGATTGGTGCTTTGGCGGGTGCGTTTGGGTATGAGATGAGTTCTGATGAGCAAGACACGCTTACCAATGCGATCACGGCGATTGCTAGTGCACTGGCTGGTATATCTGGTGTTGCCGGTACTGTGTATTGGCGGGTTAAGTCAAAGAGTAAAACCAATACAGAAGACGAGAAGTAATGAGTTCATGGGCGGCCTGGGGTGAATTTTTTCTATCAATCGCACAGTTGGCAAAGAGAATCGTGGCCTACATTTCAGCGCAAAAGCGCCAGAAAGAGGCTGATGAATTGGCTAATAATCCTTCTGGTTGGTTTACTGGCCACTTCTCAAATAGCCTGCCTGTGCGAAGCGAGCAGAAGCTCAGTCAAACCGACAAGGCCGACACTGACGATCATTGAGCGTGAGGATGGCGGTATAGAGTTGGACCGTGAAAACACGATTAAACTTGGTGGGTATATTCAGGATTTGGAAAACGGATACGAGTAAAACTTTCGCCTGGTCGTAATGGCGGAAACTACCCGACAAGAGGGGGAGCGTGCATTCCTCCCCCGTAAAAACCACAAGAGGAACCATGCGAGTCGTTTATAAAACCAACATTGTCGATGCCATAATTGAAGAGATTAGGAAAGCTAAAGAACGCAACGAGAAGATCGACCGCTTTGAGTTGACCCGAGATGAGATAGATGAGCTGCAGTCGAGACTTTCTATCGACCTTCACCATTTCACCAACGAAGATAAGTTTTTACTTTATGGCGTTCCTATCGTTGTCGTTGAAGAAGAAGAGAAACCCGCCTCTGCAACGGTCAAATTAGTCAATGAAGACAAGCCTTTTCTGACTGTCGATGAGTTCGTCGAGATGATGAAGGATGCTCTGTAATGCTCAGTGTAGGCCATGTCATACAGACTGAGGATGGATGGATTGTGGTGTCCATGTTTGGCGAGGTAGTTTTGGAGGGACATACTTGAGTTCTCACAGGACTATCAAGAAGATCAAGAATAAGATGGGGTGTTCTGCAACTGTTGCCAGGGCGATTGTCTGTAAAGAGAAGCGCAACTGTGGGAAGAAGAAGAAAGTTGTAAGTGACAATACAAACCGGATGTACAGTGCAATAGACATAGAGAGGTTTTTCAATGGGTGATGTAATTCCAATAGAGAAGAATATTCCCCATACTGTATCTGAGGTTGTGTGTCTCAAGTGTCTCACTCGTTTTATATGTGCCCGCCCGAGTAAAGTTTTGCTGAAAGACCTGCAGTGTGAAGTATGCGGGAACACCGGGTACATTATTGAGACTGGCGAAAGTTTGGACAAAACACGTTGACAATTCCTCTCAGGCCGAGGGTGTTCTCTCGTAATTCGCAATGCGGGCCTGACTGGATTTATGCTCCTTCAAGGTGTGGCAGTGGCCCGGCAACCCCCAAGTGGGCCTTGAAGTGATTTTCAAAACCGGGAGATTTAGGGTGATGGTGACATCCTTATGAACAAACAAAACCGCTGGTTCCCGGATAGCCAGCGAGCCAAGCCCCCGCTTCCTGTGTAGGGAGGTGATCCAATATCTAAGCGGTGTGTAGCCACAGTGCAGTATCGTGGTCAGTCAAACCAGGAGGCGGGGCATATATTTCAAGGGGTAATTTGTAGTACATGGCAATAACAATTCCGTACAATTTTGAACCTAGACCCTATCAACGGAGTCTATTTCAAGCGCTGGATGATGGATACAAAAGGCTTGTAGCAGTTTGGCATCGTCGCGCTGGCAAAGATAAATCTTTGATGAATCTTCTTGTGCGGGAGATGTTTAAGCGTCGTGGCACATATTTTTATCTCTTCCCGACATATTCCCAGGGGCGTAAAATTATCTGGGACGGGATGGACAGAACAGGGTTCCCTTTTCTCAACCATATCCCGTCACAATTTATTGAATCGAAGAACTCCACTGAACTGAAAGTTTCCCTCGTAAATGGTTCGATATTCCAGATTGTAGGCACTGATAATATCGACACCATTGTTGGTACGAACCCTATTGGGTGTGTGTTTTCTGAGTACAGCATCCAAGACCCGAGGGGATGGGAATTTATACGCCCGATCCTCCGTGAGAATGGTGGATGGGCGGCATTTAATTATACCCCCCGTGGTCATAACCATGGGTGGAAGTTGTATCAGATGGCCCTAGCCAACAAGAATTGGTGGGCTGAGAAACTTACGGTGGACGATACAAAAGTTCTATCTAAGGCCGACATTGACGAAGAGCGATCTTCTGGAATGGATGAGGCGATGATAGAACAAGAGTTCTACTGTAGCTTTGAAGCAGCCATCCAGGGCGCATACTACGCACAGCAAATGACCAAAGTGAGGAAGGATAAACGTATTTGTTCTGTTCCTATCCAGCGAGGCGTTGCAGTGGATACGTGGTGGGACTTGGGTATGGATGATTCAACGGCTATCTGGTTTACACAAGATTGCGGACGAGAGCTACATATTGTCGATTATTACGAATGTTCCGGCGAAGGTTTACCGCACTACGCGAAAATACTTCAGGAAAAAAACTATCTATACGGCAAACACATGGCTCCGCACGATATAAGAGTTCGGGAATTGGGAACGGGAAAATCCCGACTTGAGCAAGCGGATGCGTTGGGGGTTAGGTTTTTGGTTGCCCCCAAGCTCCGTGTTGAAGATGGGATTGAGGCGGTGCGTAATCTCCTCGATATTTGTTGGTTCGATGAGCAATCGACAACGAGAGGGGTTGAGGCATTGGACCAGTACCGCAAATCTTATGATGAGCGAAATAAAATTTTCAGATCAACGCCATTGCATGACTGGACATCACATGCGGCTGATGCGTTCCGTGTGCTTGCGACAGCGCACAATTTTGGTTCCAGACATCGAGCCATACCGAAGAGAAACGCAAGAAGAATGAATGCAGCGGGTTGGACTTCGTAGGGGAAAAATATGTCGTTATTGGTAGTTAAGACACCAGAACAAGTCACGAATGAAGAGAAAGAAGCGATCAGGAAGGAGACTCTGGCGCAGTCTCAGGCAAAACCGCTTATCTCTGGCCTAGCTGGTCATGTAACGTCCAGATGGGAAGAGGCCCGCAGACTCAAAGAAATGGGTGCAGCTCCGAGGCTTGAGGATTGTGCAAGGCGCAGGTCCGGCCAGTACAGCCCCGCCAAGTTGGAACAGATCAAGAAGTTTGGCGGAAGTACAATCTTTATGAATCTGACCAACGTAAAGTGTCGGGCCATTGAGAGTTGGCTTTTGGATATTCTCTGTCCTGTAGGTGACAAACCGTGGGGGATAAAGCCCTCGCCTATTGCCGATATACCGCCGCAAATTGCTGATGCCATCAATAGTGAAATTATGGCCGAAGCACAGAAAATGACGCAACAGTTCCAGGGAGTGGCACCAGACGCCGCCATCATAGAGCGAGCAAGACACCTTCAAGAAAAGGCGAAGAATCTCATTCAAAAAGAGGCGAAAGAGCGTGCTGTAGGAATGGAACGTACAGTTGCCGATCAGCTTTCCGACGGTGAGTGGGACAGTGCTTTTGCTGATTTCTTGTACGACGTTACCACCTACCCTACCGCCATTCTCAAGGCACCGGTGATGAAGGCAAAGCGTTCCCTCGTATGGAAGATGGCTGCCAATGAGGAGACAGGTCAGCAGTCATGGGAACCGATAGTTGAGAGGACTATCAAGCCGGAAGTGGCGAGATGCAGTCCGTTTGATATTTTCCCTGGGGCGGGAGTTGTTAAGCCTGATGATGGAGATATTTTTGAAATCCATCGCCTCACAAGACGTGATCTTGAGGAACTTATTGGTGTTGATGGGTACGACGAGGACGCAGTGAGGTCTGTACTTTCTGAGTATGGAAGTGGCGGCCTGAAGTCCTGGTTGTGGACTGTGACAGATGAGCGGGATGCAGTTGACCCAGACAAGGTTTCTTCCACCGAGAAGAACACGGAATCAACGATAGACGCCCTTGAAATGTGGGGTTCTGTCCAGGGCAAGATGCTTGTTGAGTGGGGACTTGAGGAAGAAGACATCCCCGACCAGGAGGCTGAGTATGATGTGTGTGTTTGGATGATTGGGCGGTATGTAATCAAAGCCGTCTTGAATCCAGATCCTCTGGGAAAGAAACCGTACCACATAGCATCCTATGAGCCTATCCCCGGATCATTCTGGGGCAAAGCTCCGTGTGAGGTTATCGCTGACCCGCAGGATATGTGCAACGCCTGTGCCCGTTCCCTGGACAATAACATGGGTATCGCCTCTGGCCCACAGGTTGAGGCCAATGTGGACCGTGTGGCTGACGTTGACGACATTTACGATATTTACCCTTGGAAGGTCTGGCCTGTCACCAACGACATGACATCCACTGCAGGCGGTGCCCCGGCCATAAGATTTTTCAACCCGGAATCTATTGCGGGTACACTACTCCAAGTATTCCAGTATTTCTCCAAGCTCGCTGACGATTATTTGGCTATTCCCTCGTTTGCCTATGGTTCTTCGATGAACCTTGGCGGTGCAGGACGTACAAGCTCCGGCCTGAATATGCTCATGGGTAATGCCACCAAAGGTATCAAGAACCTCATTTCAAACATTGATACTGTTATCCAGGGCGTTATTTCTGGGTTCTGTCAGTTCAACATGATGTACAGCGACGACGAGGCAATCAAGGGCGACCTCAAGCCAGTTGCCACAGGATCGTCTGAGATGCTTGCAAGGCACCAGCAGAAGGAAGTTCGCATGGGATTGCTTCAGGCTTCCGCTAATCCTGTTGATATTCAGATATTTGGACCCAAGGGCCGTGCTAAGTTGTGGGCGGAAATCCTCAAGAGTTCTGATATTGACCCGGCAGAATACTTACCGACACCGGATAAGCTCACCGAGATTGAAGAGAAGATGAGGATGCTCGCAAATAGCCAGAACAGCGTTGATGGCTGGCAGTTGCCACAGCAGCAGCAAGGACAGCAGCCTCAACAGCAGCCTCAACAGCAGGCGCAACAGGCGCAACCACAACAGCAAGGAGTGGCGGCGTAGTGTACACTTTAAAAACACCACCTGCCAATGTTCTTCGCGCAATGAGCGAGATAAAGAACACCGCTGATTTCTCCGTAGTCAAGAAGTGGATTGAAGAGGAGAAGAAGAACCTTGAGTTCAGGATTGTGTTTGCCCAGGGCGATGAGGTCCAACAGATTCAAGGTGCGTTATACTTCATTCATTTTGTAATGAGCACCATTGAGAACTCACGCGAAATGCTTGAGAAAAAACGAAGATAATTTTTTTTACATACCAACGATCACAAGCGAATACCACGCGGCTCACTTGTGACAAAATAATCGGTGAATACCGCAAGGCTCACCAAGGAGACACCAGTAATGGCCCTACCGGAACAGATTCAGAAGGCAAAAGATGCGTCTGAGAAGGCGTACGAAAAGGCGTATGGCAACAAAGAAGCAGAAGGCAACACCGAAGCATCAGGCACCAATACCGAAGAAACGGCTGGCAATGAAGCTGCGACGGAAACCCCGAAAGAAGGAAACGTGGTCAATGCCCCGGAGCCAACACCCGCAGAAAACGAACGGACTGGCAGAAAGGAAACCATCTCCACGGACGAATCTCTTTTCGAGCATCGCTTCAAAGTTTTGCAGGGTAAGTATGACGCCGAAGTACCACGTCTCTACAAAGAGATTGAGCAGTTGCGACAGCAAAACCAGCTCATTCTTGCAGAAGCTCAAAAGGCCAGAGCTGAAGAGAAACCGGCAGAACCGGCCAAGAAGTCAACGGCTGGCGCTACCCCTGAAGAGGTCGAAGAATACGGGCAGGATTTTATTGATTTTGTTCGTAGGGTTGCACGCGAAGAGGTTGTGACAAAGGCCCGAGAAATCGAGGCTTATCTCAACAACGTAAATCAGCGTGTCAATTCAGTAGGCGAGACTGTCCAGGTATCGGCCAAAGAAAAATTCCTGGGAAAACTCGCAAAGGAAGTTCCCGATTGGGAACGATGGAATGTGGACAAGGGCTTTCTTGATTGGCTTGCCGGTGTCGATGAAGTGACCGGTTATGCGCGGAAACCAGCTTTGGATGAAGCCGCCGCGAACCTCAACGTCGATAGAGTGATCCGTATGTTCAACGCATACAAGAAGCTCGTGGGCGTTTCGGTCAAACCAGCAGAGACTCGCAAGCCTGTAGCAAGCGACCCCAAGTCCAAGAAACAGCGCGAACTTGAACGCATGGTATTGCCAGGGACCAAAAAAGGAAGCTCAGTTCGTAACACTGACGAACCGAAGACTTACACCAGAGAAGAGATCAAGGCGTTCTATGTGGCAGTCAAGGATGGCGATTTCAAGGGGCGTGAAGATGAACAAAACAAAATCGAACGTGACATAATGCTCGCGCAGGTCGAGGGGCGCATAACCTTATAATAAAGTTGTAGTGCACGACTTCCTGCGTTGCTTATGTAACGGAGGTATAAATTATGTCTTTTGCAGTAGCACAGGGGCACCCGCAGTATTCGGGTACCTTTATTCCTGAAATTTGGTCCGGCAAGCTGATTACAAAGTATTACGATACCACTCTTGCCGCTTCTATCACTAACACCGATTACGAGGGTTGATATTTGGCTCTCGTTAAACCCCGTGAATTGCTGGAACACCCTTAGAGTTTTTCCACCACAACGTAGTAAGCAATTACAAGCGTGAAGGTTTGAAAAGGAAAAAATTGGGCAATCAGCAGCCAAGCCTCTTGGAAACAAGTGGAAGGTCCAGAGACTAGACGTAGTAGCCTAACCCACTACGGTATGGCGAAGCGTCCACGAGTGCGGGGAGATTGTCTCACATAGCTTGACATAGACCGTTAAGGTGATAAAATGGCTCCCAAAAAAAAAGGAGGCCGTATGGTTTATGTCAAAAATAAGTTCTACATTGAAAAAGATGTTCTTGAAAAACTCTATAAAGAACATGGCTCAATTCAAAGCGTTGCGGATCATCTTGGAATATCAAAAAAGCTGGTTCTAAACTGGATGAAGCATTACGATATTCCAAGGAAACCCCACAATAAATACAATACTACGCACGTAAAGGTCGCTAGTCTTGTAATGGAAGGAAAAACAACTTCCGAGATTGCAGAAATTCTTGGGATGTCTAAAACTGGTGTACTTCAAGCTGCGAAGAAAGCAGGTGTACGCACTAACGATAAATACCATAAAGGATTTATCGAAACGTATAATGGGTATATCTTAGTTAAGGCACCAGATCATCCGGGCGCAGATTGCAAGGGGTATGTAAGAGAGCACCGCCTAGTTATTGAGAAATATCTAGGCCGGTACTTAGAGGATGGTGAGATTGCCCATCATGTTGATGGCAATAAAAAGAATAACGCTATTGATAATTTAGAACTTATGCTTCTTTCGGAACACACACGGCTACACCATGTTGGTAAGGTTGGGCGCGGGAAAGATAAGAAGCCAAGGAAGAGACATTCTAAGATATAGTCCGGTCTACGGTGAGAGCCGTAGGAGCCCGGTATAAATAGCCGGGACGTAAACAAAACGGAAATCAAAAGTCAGGGCGATAAAGTAATTATTCGCCAGACTCCGACCATCACCATTCGTGATTACACCAAGGGACAGACTCTCGTATCCGAGACTCCCGAGGCCGAGAACAAAAGCCTGACTATCGACAAGGGTAAGTATTTTGCCTTTGCCTTGGACGATGTTGACGCAGTTCAGTCTGACCTCAAGCTGATCAACCAGTGGTCTGATGATGCCAGTGAGCAGATGAAGATTGTAACTGATACTGAGTTCTTCGCAGACATCGCCACTGATCCCGACTCCGCCAACAAGGGCGCAACTGCAGGAAGAATCTCTGCAGCGTTTAACCTTGGCGCAACCGGCGCACCAGTGTCTCTTACCAAATCCAACATCCTCGATTATATCGTTGATCTTGGAACTGTTCTCGATGAGGCCAATGTCCCCGAAAACGGGCGTTGGGTTGTACTTCCTGCTTGGGCTGCAGGTATGATTAAGAAATCTGACCTTAAAGATGCTTCCATCACCGGAGACTCTACCTCCGTTATGCGGAATGGTCGTCTTGGGGTTATCGACCGTTTTACCCTGTACAGCTCCAACCTGCTCTATTCGGTTGTTGATGAATCGAGCACCTGTTTTCACATTATGGCCGGTCATAACGACGCCATTACTTGGGCAAGTCAGATGACCAAGATGGAGACTCTGCGTGCTGAATCGACCTTCGGTGACATTGTTCGTGGCTTGAATGTCTACGGCTACGAGACTCTGAAACCCGAGGCTCTCGCCCTTCTCTACGCAACCAAGGGCACTGTTTAATAACCAGCTTGGCCGGGTGTTCACTTGAATGCCCGGCCACTAAAACAAAACGAGTAACCGATGGCAGATGTTGAAATAAAATATCTCAGAGACAAGCGAGATGGCTTTATCTGGGTGTACTCTGAAGCACTTGCTAAAAAGCCGTACATGGAACTGTACAGCAAAGTCAAGCTCGATGAAGCTCATATTGCCGCAAAGAAACCTCCGAAACCACGCCCCGCCAGATCGAAATCCAAAAAAAGTAAAACAAAAACAAATTCAAAGGCCGCGGAGTAAACGGTCTGTTTAAGGGGTGAAGAATGCTTGTATCAGAAATTTTTCTTCTCGTTGCCGGTGCGCTTCAAGACCTTGGATCGTCAAGAAGATGGCCTTGGGAAATCACCACGGACAAGTTGTCTATGGTTGATCTGATAAATGCCGCCATAAGAGAAGTTGCCATCAATCGCCCTGATTCGACATCCGTAACTGAATCGGTTCAGCTTGAGACAGGATCGCGGCAAACAATACCAAAAATCGAAACACACGGTGCAACGTATGACGCGCTGTCTCTTCTCGAAATAATACAGAACATGGGCGATGATGGGGAGACTCCTGGCGACCCGTGTTTCCGTGTTACGCGAGAGGCGATGAACGGGTTTGACTGGAATATAACTGGAACAGTCGTTGATAACTACGCTTACGATAAGCTCATAAACCCGCAGGTGTTCTATATATCTCCGTCGTTATCTGAACGCACCTACGTTGAACTGACATACTCCGCAGAACCCACCATAATAACGAGTTCTACAGACACGTTTCCACTCCCATCCCCGTTCGCTGGTGCTACCGCTCAGTGGATGCTCTACTTGATTTTTTCCGGTGATAACTCTGACGCAAACTTTACCCGTGCACAGCACCATGCACAGGCTTTTTATCAATCCATCGGTGTAAAACTCAAGTCCGATTTATTCTTCCCGGATCAAGTCAAACAACGACCAGGAGGAAAAGGTAAATAGCTTATGGCAGAATATGCAGATTTCCTATCCGTTGTCCGTCCAGAAGTCCCGAATGCTCCAAAGCAAACAATGGTGACGGCTATTAAGTTGGCGTTACGCGAGCTATGCGAGAGGTCGCATATATGGACATACACGATGGACCCGGCGGTTGTTTATCCTGGCAACCAGGAGGTTGATCTTGAATTTCCATCCAATGCCGAACTTGTATCTGTTCAGAACGTCGATATGGACAGTTTACCGTTATCACCAGATTCAGATTTCAGTGTTTCACTTGACGGGAAAATCATTACGTTAAGTTCGCCAGTTAAAGAAGATAAGTCGGTAACTATAAAACTGGCACTTAGGCCGTCGTATGATGCAAGCAGTATAGAACAATGGCTTGTTAGTGACTACCTAATGACCGTTGCCCACGGAGCACTTGCAATACTCTTTGCTCAATCAGGTCGTGAATGGTTTAATCCGAATGTTGTAGCATACCATACAAAGAAATTTTCCGCCGGTGTTGCAAATGCTACTATACGCGCGTGCAACGGTGGCAAAGTAAATAGAAGATTGCGTGTGAAGCCACACACGTTTGCATAGGAGAAGGTACGATATGGCAACAATACCAACCGTCGCGGTTACTGTACGCGCATACGATCAGCAGGGTGATCCCATTGAGGGCGCAAATGTCACGGCAAAACTTCAGTGCATTGAGCGGTATCATGGGTGGATTGTCCCGTCGGTGTGCACCGCAACAACTGATGCTGACGGTATCGCCGTGTTGGATGTTTTCCCGAATGAACTTGGAACAGAAGGCTCAGAGTATCTATTTAAGATTTCAAGTCTACAGAAGACAGTACGGGTGTACGCATCAGTACCGAACACTAATTGCAATTTATCCGACATCTCTGAGCTTGACAGGTATGAGTGCCGTGGTGCCGGGCAAATTCTGGATACAGATATTGTCTTTGAAGGTGACACGCAAGTTGCCAGGGTGGAAGCAGAAGGCGACACGCAGGTTGCTGCCGTCCAATCTGCAAAGGATGGAATTGATGAAGCGTTGTCTGATGCCCAAGATGCACAGTCTGGTGCCGAAGCCGCTCAGACTAGGGCAGAAACAGCACAAGGATTATCGGAAGCTGCGGCTACTGCATCCCAGACAGCACAGCACGGGGCTGAAGATGCAGAAGCTGTTGCCATAACAAAGGCCGCAACTGCAACGACCCAGGCCGCAACCGCCACGACCCAGGCCGCAACCGCAACGACCCAGGCCGCAACCGCAACGGAAAGAGCGAACTACACCAAGGAGCAGGCGTCGGATGCAGCCACCAAAGCAGCCGAGGCCAATTCCTATGCAACCGAAGCGGCCGGTTACAAAGACGAGGCCAAGACATCCGCGACTACAGCAAGTAATGCCGTCTCCTCTGTAGCCACAATGGTCGAGTACATCCCCGACATACGCACCGGAACAGACGAAGACCCTGACACGACAGGCTGGGTTGTTGGCATTCGCAGCCAGTCAGGGCAGGAATGGTACGATCCAAGTATCGCTATGTTTCACAAAAGTGAATACTTGTTAGCAATCTCACGGGCAAAGATGAATGGCTATTCTGGCGGTCGGCAGAACGCAAATCT